GTGTCTCTATGATTAGTTTCTGTAGGAAGATAGACATGTTGTCTGCTCTCTCTTTAGAGGCAGAGATAATCATGATCTTTCTTTCACTGTCGTTGAATAATGTCCACAACACGAACGCTCCTGTAATCCAGCTTTTACCGACTCCTCGGAAGGCTTGGATCTGTAGACGTTTAGGACCGTGCTGCAGGTAATCAGCTATTGCGAATTGTGCTCTGGTTGGGGGAGGGAGATCCAGCTGTTCCCATAAAGCAGTCAGGAACAGCTTGAAATCGCTCTGTAGAGCCTCTAATGGGTTCTCCATGTATGTTTTATCATTAACTATATTTCAGAGCTATTTAAGCTGCTTACCACGCTCTTCAAAGTAAGCCTCTTTAGCTTCTCTCATCTCTTTGTATTCTTTAGCGTCGGCTTTATCCTTTGGGGATTCGTAGGTAGCCGTTCCTGTAAATTCTTTAGCCATTACCAACCTCTCTTGCTTCTGTATTTTTCATCGTAGGCATCTACTAATGTCTTCAACTCTTTCTCTGTGAAACCAGCTTTAAGAAGTTTCTTCTGTATAGATGATGCTTTCTTATCTCCTATCATTAGGACTTTATTTTTATCTTTCTTTTTCTTCTTAGTTTTCTTAGTGTCATAACCCATGTCAGGTGCATTAGGGTTGAACTTTACCTTCTTAACTTTATTCTTATCTACATTCTCCTTCTTTGTTGAATCTGTACCCTGCTTTGGTGGTGTTACTACTTTCTCTGGTTCGTAGCTTACTTTAGGTTCATCTGGTCCCATATAGGGATTCTGCCAATTCCTACCAACAGGTTGTTGAGTACTTGTAACCTTACCTCTTCTATCTCTAGTGACGGTAGGTTGAATGTGTGGGTTAGTTTCCATATTTGGATTCTTTTTAACGCCTCCCCACCAAGTAGATCTAGATTGTAAATCCTGAAACCTTTTATCCTTCAGTGCTCGATAGTCATTAATATGCATCTTCTGCTTACCTTCTACATTCCTCATACCTCTATCTAGTAAGGCTTGAGCAGCCCAATTAAGACCTGCACCAGCAGCTAAACCTTGAGCTCCTTGAAGTAAACCACCACCAAGAGCTTTTGCACCACCAGCTAGGGATTTAGGGTTAAGAGACTTATTAATTTGTAAGGCTCTATTAACTATAGGATTTGTAACCTTCGTACTCTTTGGATCTAAATTTACCTGATTAGGTTTATTGATCTTTAATTTTAAATTTTCTAATGGTCTATTTATTACATCCTTATTAAACTGTGGCTTAGTATTTTTAATATTACGTGTAACGC